CGGCGTCGACCAGTTCGTCGTGGCGCCGGGCCAGGTCGCGGTACATGCTTGTCACGGTGATGCTGTCGTCGACCATTTCCTTCAGGCCGATCTTGGTGGGCGCGTCGTCCGGCAGGCTCGGGTCAACCGGGAGGGCCGGCAGTGGCTGGCTTTTCACCATCGCGGCTGCCGGCGGCACGAAGCTCGGCCCCGCTGCGGGCGGCGTTGAGCAGCCGGACAGTCCCAGCGTCAAGCACAGGATCAGCCAGGCCAGGAACATCAGCTTGACCCACAGGGGCGGGCGCGGCGGGATCGGGTCGAGGGTAGTCGTCATGGGGTTTCTCCGGGTGGGTGGGTTTGGCCAGACGCGCGGCAACGGCCTGGCGGATATCATCGATGCGGGCGTGGTCGGTCTGGATGGTCGTGTCGACCTTGACGCTGTCCTTGACCGCCTCTTCGATGTTCTCGTTGGTCACGCGTTTGTCGGCCTGCAACGTCTTGACCTGTTCGTGCTCGGCATTCATGCCGCGGCAAGCCCAGCCCGAGCCAAACACCGCCAGCGCGACGAACAGCCAGATGATGATCTTCTCGGGCAGGGCGATCATTTCGCCTCCAGCGGGTGCTGGGTCACGAAGCGCAGCACCACGTTGGCGACAGTGACGGCCGTCAGGATGGTCTGAAAATGCTGCGCGCCCAGCACGGGCTGAAGCTGGGGCAGCAGCTGCAGGATTTGGTCCGAATACAACAGGCCCAGGCCGACGACGGTGTTGAACCAGATCGTCTTCGAGCGCCAGGCGTTCTTCAGCTTGTCGATGAACTTCTGCATGATTACTCCTTGATGATGGCCTTGATCGCGCGCAGACGTACAAGGCGGTTGACGAAGCCCATGGCGTCGCCGTAGGCGGTGGTCTTGCGGCCCAGGTTGACCACGTCGCACACGCCGTCGAAATCGTCGTGGTCGGCGTAATCGTTGCAGCCGCGGGTCTTCCAGAACCATGCGGCCGACATCAAGGCGCCTTCAGGCGTGCGCAGCCAGGCCGGCATGTCCTCGACCTTCTTGCCGAAGAACGCGGCGCATGCGGCCTGGTTGGCCTTGAAGGTCAGCTGAATGGCGCCGGCGCCGCGGTAGCGCCAGCCATCGCCCGAGTTCTCGTCACCGTTGCCGCCGCGCAGGGCGTACACCTTGTTGGCGATCTTCTCGGGCTGGCGCGCGTAGGCGCCGACATTGCTGGCGTTGAAGCGCGAGGGCCAGGTCTTCATCAGGCCTTCGGCGCCGTAGTTCAGGTTTTCTTCGAGGCGGCGCAGGTCGTCCGACTCGTAGGCGATCGTGGCCAGGAACATCGTCAGGCGATCACGCGTTGTGGCTTCGGCCAGGGCGATGGCCTTGTCGATATAGGGGAGGAAGAGACTGGCGCGCGCCCCGAGCAGGGGCATGCACGCCTGCAGCAGGGCGGGCGTCATCATGTCAGTTTGCGAAGTGTTTCACGACCTGACCGCCGATATAGACGACGCCGGCACCGAAGGCACCCCACATCCATTTCATAGCAGTGGACATGCCGACGATACGGGCTTCGAACTTGGCATGGTCGAGCACAACGGCGGAAATGCGCTCGTCCATCTTGTCCATACGCGTCATCATCTTTTCAATGGCGGTATTTGCGATCAGATTGCGTTCTTCGAGTACGGAGAGTTTGGTCAGGGCGTCGGCCATCTTGCTGACGGCGGCGCGGATGTCGCGCATTTCTTCCTGCAGGATTTGCAGGCTGTCTTGGTCAGGCATCATCGATCCTTATGAGGTTGGAATGTCGACCTTTGACGTTCGCTTGCAAAGAAGTCTGCCGGCGATTCTAACAGGAAAAGCCGGCAGATGTAAGTAACGACTGACTTATTTTAAGCCCACGAAGCGCTGCATTGTCAAGGCCTGATCCGCAGACCACACCGCGTTTGCGATCTGGTCCAGGGTGTAGCCGCCTCCGCCGCCCGTCATGGTGCCGGTGTACTCGACGCCGGTCGGGCCGTACTTGACGCCGGCCGCAACCATGTTCGGGTCCGGCCACACCGGGTTAATGTCGGACAGCTGAATCACCGATGCCGATAAGCCAAATGCCTGCGCGATGCCCGTGCTGGCATTGATCATGCGCGCGCTGATGACCGAAGCATGGGCGCCAGTTGCCTGTGCCATGCCAATGCCTGCATTGATCATGCTGGTAGTGCGTACGGCAGCGATCACACCCGTTGCCTGCGCCACGCCAATCGCCGCATTGACGGTGCGGGCGGTACTGATCGTGGCACGCGCGCCAGTTGCCTGGGCGGCACCAATGTGAGCATTAATCACGCCGGCCGATGTCACACCTGCGCGCAGGCCTGTCGCTTGGCCTGTGCCGATTGTTGCGTTGATCGTGCGTGCGGTGGCGATATTGGCTTTCAGACCAGTCGCGCTGGCTGCGCCGATCGAAGCCGAGATGGTAGTGCCCCCGCCAGCGCCACTGGCTTGGGCGCCGCTCATCGCAACCGCGTCCATTCCTACTGCGTTAAATGCAAGCATACGCTAGTCCTCCTTACTTGCGCCGCAGTCGGCGAATCACCGGAGCCAAACACTGGCGGATAACGTAATCGTTGCCAATGTTGGACAGGTGGACGTGGATACCGTTGCTATCCGACGCCCAGTACGGTGAGGTGGCTGTCGCAGCCGCGTTCGTATTGAACGTGTCGAGCAGGTAATTCGGCAGGTTGAACGGGCTCCCGGCCTGGCGTACGTCGAACACGGCGTCGAACCCCATCGCTTTATAGTTCGCCAGCAGGTAGGCGTTGTAGATGTCGATCTGCGCGTTGACGTTGGACACCAGAGTCTGGTCCGAGGAAGAATCCATGCGCGGCGGCACCGTCCCCCCGATGATCTTGTTCCACGGGTTTGCGGCGCGGCGGTGCGCAATATACGTGGTGGCGTCGCTGACGGCCTGCATACCGCTAGCGCCACCCGCGATGGAATTCGTACCTTCCCACGCCCACAGAATATTGAATGCACCTGGAACGAAGGCGCCATCGACGTCGGCGGAGCTGTAGCCATCCAAGCCGTCCATCTTGCGCCAGGTCTGGCCGCTGATGCCGAGATTGTTCAGCGTAACCCCCTTGTTGCTGACCCACTTCCGCGCGGGGCTGCCGCTGCCAGCGACAGGCGTTGCGCCGCCATTGCCGGCGAACCCGATTGCCGGCGTATTGGAGGCGACCGGGAACGTGACCGCAAGCAGCCACGTCAGGTTGTACGCGCCACCAACGAACGCCATCATCGAGTTACCATCCAGGACAATGTTGGTGTTGCCGGTGAACGGCGCGCGTGGCGCGCCCATCAGAGCGGGCATCATACGAAGCCTGCCCCGGCCACAAGTTGCGCCGCCGATGTGGTGTACACGTTGACCTGTGCCCAGATTTGACCCGTGTAAGTGCTGGCGCTGGTTGCCATATCGGTGAAGCTGGTCGGCGTTGCGGCACGTGCGATCTGAATCTTCAGCGTACCCGAGCTACCGATACGCAGCACGCGCAGAATATCGCCAGGAGACACGGCAACACCCAGGTTCGAGTTCACACCGGACTTCATGCTGTACGCGGCCGTGCCGTTCATGAAGATACCGTACAGGATGTCCTGGTATTGGCCGGCCTGCACTTGGGTGCCGCGGAAGCCGATGATGATGCTGCCCGAAGTGACTACGGTGAAATCGATCGAGCCATCGGCATTAGCCGGGATCGACTTGGTCGAGACACCGCCGTTGACCGAGGTGTTCAGAGCTTGGCCAGTACCGGTGTAGGTGTACGGACCGGTGCCGCTTTCGGTCGCGTTGGTCAGCGGTGCGGCCAGGCGCGGATAGTTCGCCGGTGCGGCCGGGATGACGCCGTTCGATGCTGCCGACTCGACCGAGTTGCCGACGCCGTTGGTTGCGTGCACGGTGAAGGTGTACGTGGTGCCGTCGGTCAGGCCGGAGAAGTTGAGTGGGCTGGCGGCGCCGGAGACCGTGGCGCCACCCGGCGTAGCCGTTGCAGTAAAGCCGGTGATCGCCGAACCATTGGCAGCGCCCGGCGTGAACGTGACCTGGGCGGTGGTATCGCCAGCGCTGGCGGCAACGTTGGTCGGCGCGGCTGGCACGTCGGCGTTGACCGTGTACGAGTTCGAGGTGGCGGTGATGGTGGTGGCGCCGGCGTCGCGCACGGTGATGGTGCGGCTCGCGTTGACGCTCAGCGGGTTCTGGCTGAACGACCAGGTACCGCCGGCGTTGATCGTCGCCGATGCGGCGGTCCAGACGCCAGCGGCATCGTCGCTCAGGTGGAACTCCAGGCTACCCGGTTTCGTGCCGGTCCAGGTACCGCTGACGGTGAACGGCGTACCTACCTTCTGTGGAGACGCGATCGTGTTGATGAACAGCTGTTCGCCCGAGGCTGCGTTCGAGGTGTACGACACACCGGCCGGGTTGGTCAGTGTGGTGGCGCTACCGCTGTTGGTGACGCTGATGGTGCGCGCGCCCGTGGTCGACGGCGTATAGGTGAACGTGGCCGACGGTGCCGCTTGGGTCAACTGCACACTGGTCGGGCTGAACGTGCCGCCGGCACCGCCGTCATTCGGCGTAACCGTATCGGTGCCGCTGTAGTTCGATCCGGTCGGCGACAGGGCCACGGTGAACGGCAGCGAAGCTGCATTGACGGTGCCGCTGGAGGCGCCAGCCGTGAGCGTGAGGGCAGTGGCGTTGGGGTTGACGGTGTTGCTGATGTGCGCGATGGTGAATCCGAGCATCTGGTTGCCTGCCAAGTCGCGCAGGCCATTCGAGCCCGGCTGGTTGTACGTGACCGAAGTATCTTCGCCGTTGATGAAGGCGGGCGAGACCGACAGGGTGACGGCTGTGCCGTTGACACTGGTGACGGCCAACACGGTGTGGCCGGGAATCGTGAAGGCGCTGGCCGCCGGGATAAAGGCACTGTCGAGTGCTTCCGAAGCGGTCAGGGTGACGGTGGCCGGCGTGGCATTGACGACGGCGGCGCTTGCCATGGTCGGCGGAACGTTGTCGATCGCGACCGGATTTGCGGCCTGGCTGGCGCTCCACCAGTAGTTGTAGCCGTCATACCAGAACATGATCGTGTTCGGCATGCCGGCGCTATTCAGAATGCCTGCGGAACTGCCATGTTCCGTGAAACCGGACATGGTCAGCGTGCTGGTGCCATCGGCCACAATCGGGTATTCGGCGTAGGCGCCGCGCACTGCGTTGACGCCGGCAGTGAAAGTCAAGTTGCCATTGATGGTCTGGCGCGGCATGTGCGCGGTGCCGATCTGATTCAGCGGCACCGTGGTCGAAAACGAAGCCGGGAAGGTGTCGACAGGCACGCGCGTCAGCCAGTTGCCCGGCACGCAGTTGTACACGGTCGGAGTGGTGGTGTTGAACGTGGCCGGGTTGAGACCATTGGAGCCATTCAGAATCTGGCGCACCGTGATGTGCGTGGAATCGGTAATGTCGCACAGGCAGTCCTGCCAGTTGCTACCGTCGTCGATGTTAAATGGCACGTTCAGATCGCCCACCTTGAGCCCGAGCGGGTTGGTGGAATCATCCGAGATGGCTTGGGCCAAAGTGCGGCAGTTGGCATAGGCGGCGCCCATGGTGATTACCGCGCCGACCGCCAGTGTCTGCGCACTGAGGTTTTGGGCAGTAACCTTTAAGCGGTCTGCAAATTTCATTGCTTATTCCCTTATCACGAAGCGGTCAGTTGCAGGATGTCGTTGGTGGCGCCATTCCAGTCGATCGTGGTGGGGCCGGGCACCAGCGACAGTGCGCCGCCCAGGTCCATGTAACCGAGCGCGCGCTTCTTGGTATCGGTATCGTCGTAGAGGATCGCGAAGGCGCCGTTGGTGAAGCCGCTGGCATCCTGGGCGATATTGATGATGTCGGCGCGCAGGTGCGGGCCGCCGATCAGAAGCGTCCAGGTTTTGTTGGTCAGCGAGATCGGGCCGGTATAAGCGGCGCCGGTCGCGACTTGGTTGGCCGCGAAGTTGGTCGTGCCGGTGCCGTTCCAGTGCGGGTCGGGCGTGTCGACCGACGGCGTGGTCACGCCCGTCACGATGCCCACTTTGATGGTGTCGTTACTCAGGTCGAACTGCTTGGTCCCCATGTTGAGAAGTGCCTGGGAAAACCACTTGATGTCACCAACGCTCATGTAATGCTCCTTGAAAAATCAAATGTCGGAATAGGTGTAGGTCGCGCGCTGGGTCCACGCGCAATTGAAATACCCAAAATTCGCCACCTGCTCTTTGGTGCCGAGCGGCGACTGGATGATTTCGATGCGGGTGATGCGCCACACCGTGTCCTCCATCTGTGCGCTGGCACTCATGGCTTCGCCGCGGTAGACGACCGACGACGAAACCTCGTCCATGACGACGAGGGCCGGCTTAGCGACTGCTGTTCCAGGTGGACCTTGCGTGCCCACCTCAATGAATTGGGTGCGCTCGATGGTCTGAACGATCATTTCAGGCATTGCGTGTCTGTCCTTTCGAAAGGGTGACGGCGCCCTGCAGCTTGCGGATGTAGTCGCCGTTGGGAGCGATCAGGTACAGGTCGTAATAGGCCTTGTCGGTGAAGGTCATCGCGGCCGTTTCCAGCGCATTGATGTAGATGTCGACGCCGCCAGGGACGGCGTTCATGATGATTTTTCCGTTTTGACTGGACAGATCGGCGATCAAGTTGCCGGCCTTGTCGCGAATCTGCATGTGCGCGCCATAGCCGGTCCAGTCATAAGGCTTTTTCAGGTGGTTCTTGAAAACGAAGCCCTTGCGAAAGGTCGCCCCTTGATCAATTTCCAGGTTAAAGAGGGGTGCGCTCATTTCTGCCTCATGGTAATTTGGCGATTATATGTCAGTGGTGACTTACTTTCAAGGCCGGATCGAAATTCGCGGCGGCCCGAGTTCTTGCACCAGTTCGCCGGGCGAAAGCATGCGGTTGTGGTCGTCCCAGCCGGTCGGCACGGGCATGCCGAAGCCTTTCATGTAGTGCGCGGCGCCTTCGTAGATCGACACCGAGCCGCCCGAGCACACCATGATGGTGCGCCAGTGGATGAACGCCTTGATACCGAGGAAGCAGCGCAGTCCGATCACGAAGAAGGCCAGGAAGCCGTAGTTGATCGGCGCGGCCAGCCAGTCGAAGATCGAGCGCTCGACGCAGGTGCGGTCCATCCCGGCCGGCATGTCGCACACGTCGAAGGACTTCAGCTGCGACAGCGGTCGCAGCGCGTTGCGTCCCGAGTTCAGGTCGGCCATGAACAGGTGGGTGGCACACCATACCGCCACACCCGTGTGGGTATAAGGGCTGCGCGTGAAAAAGCGCGTCAGGCGCCCGAGCAGGCCATGCACATCGCGCACGCCGATCAGGTCGCCCGTCTTGATCTGGCTGCGCGCCTCTTCGTAGGTCATAACCGTCATGGCTTGTTGGCTTTCGTGGCGAGGATGGCGGCGATGCGGTACATGGCGGCGGTGAAGATCGCCGCGGTGCCCACGTCGCCTTGCGCAATGGTTGGAATCATGTCCGGGTAGGTGAAATCGACCGCGAACACGCCGGCGGCGGTCGGATTAGTCACGCCCTGGTAATTGCCAGTCAGCGTGACGGTGGTCAGGCCCGTGGTGGCGTTATAGGTCGAGTCGATGGCCACGGTATAGGGTACGAGTTCGACATCGACCATGAAAATGGTGTTTTGCTTGATCCGTGCCGTCAGGTCGCCGGCTACCGTCACGGTCTGAGCGCCGTTCGTGACCGCGCAGGTTTGCTTGATCTGTGCCATATATCCTCTGCTGAAATCGCAGGCAGTCTATCATAACTCAGTGGTGACTGAGCAATTATTGGCCCATCAACGCCTTGAGGTCGCTGTCGAACTGCGCGGCGCGCGCCAGCGCTTCTTCATTGGTGATGGCGTGGCGCACGTCTTCTTTTGCGCACAGGCGCAACTTGCGGATCGCGTCGAGCAGCCCGTACCAGGCATCAGCGGTGGCGATGATGTCGTCCGCGGCCTGTTGCGCCGTCCAGTTGTCGCGGTGCTTGGCCTCGGCCCAGCTTTCGACCGACGAGGGCACGTTGTCGGCCGGGTAGCCGGCTGCCTTGAATGCGCGCGCTTGCGCTTCTGCGCGCACGTACTCCGGCATGTTGGTCTGCTTGCTGATCACCTCCATGCGCGCGACCTCCGCGGCGCCGTCGATGACTCCGATCGTTTGCGCAATCGTGTCTGTCAGTTGCGCCATGTCCACCCAGGACACCATGCCATCGATCATGTATGGCACTTCCGTTTCACGCCGGCCGACAGTGGTGAAACCTTCCGGTCTTTCAGCCAGCATCAAGCCTTCACCCGGACCGTTCTGTGGATAGATTGGGCCGGCATCGGGATCATCTTGTGTGATGGTGCCGACGATCCGGTTATCCGAAACCTGCACCAGTAAATAAGTCTTCTGCATGGTTATTCCTTAGAAGGCACCGAAGTTAACGCTGATCGTCGTACTGGCCGTTTTAGAGTTGCCGTTCGCATCCGTGACGGTCACGTACAGATTGCCCGATGTCGAAATATTCTGACCAGATGCTTGAATCGTTGCGGCCGTGTCGGAAGGTGCGCTTGTCATCTTAATGTTGGAGCCAGTCTGCGATGTAAATGTCCAGCTGTAAGTGTAAGGCTGCGTGCCATTGCTGATCGTCGGGCCAATAGGATTCGATGTGTAGCTGCCGTTTGCCTTGTTGACGTTAAGGCTAGACAGCGTGACGCTGAACTGCGTCGAGGTCTTCGGGTTGATCAGAATAGGGCTGGTCAGGGTCAGCTGGCCGTTAACCAGCTGCAGGCCCGGCGCGTAGATGCCGCCGGCGTAATCGACCTGGAAGTATTTGCCATTGTTCGCGTTACCGAGCAGCAGACCTTGTGGACCCAGATAGACACCATTCACATAGCTGCCATCCGCGTTTTTCGCGGTCGGCCAGATGTAGTCGGTAAAGCCACCCGAACACAGCGCGCCGTTCGAAATACTCATGCCGCCGATCAGACCGGCGGCGGCATACACCGTGCCGGATACGACGACGTTGCCAGTGGTGGCATCGACCGTGATGGTGGCATTGCCGCTGCTGTTGTAGCCGACCAAGCCGTTCCTGGTGATGCCCACGCCATAGCCGCCCGTGCGGTTGCCGTTGCCGTCCCAGGTCAAGGTGCCCGCCGAGATGCCGGCGCCGCCGGACAGCACGTTCTGAGCCGACTTGCTCAGGCGATCGGCGATGTTGGCCGTCACCGTCGGATCGAGCAATGCCGTGGTAATGACTTGCTCCAGCCGGATATCCTGCGCGGCCTGCCAGCTGGTCGTGGTCGAGCCATTGCCGCTGTAGTTGAACCAGACGCCAATCACGCAGGTGCGCACCTGCGCCGGGATAGGACGGGCCGTGCCAGCGCCGAATTGTCCGCCACATTGCGTGAATGTGCTGGCTGGAGGTACACCGCCAAACACATAGCCAGAATAGGAGCCACCCCAGCCCGTGCTGACATGATTGCCATTCACGTCATAGAATTCGGCGATGACATACATGTTGCGGTCGTTGGTTCCATCCTGGAACAGCTTTGCCGACAACGAGTAGGTCTTGTTCGGGTCGATCGCCATGCGCTTGTTCGTGAAGACTTTGGCGTCAAGTTGACTTGCGGAGCTGTAGAAATACTTGTCACCGGATGTATTCGGTGCGCCCGCGCCTGTGTTGATGGTGATATTGCCTTGAATCGACCAAGCGTTCGGGTTCTCGATGGCCGGGTCATCGTTGAGCGCCAAGCCTTTGGTCGATGACGTGAAGTTCGACGACATCGGGCCGAAGCGAATATTGGACAGCGCAGCATTCACATCGGCGAACGAACTGTCGAAGTACACCGGCTTGGTCATCAAGGCGGTGAGCATATCGCGGTAGTCGGCCTTGGTGAGATAAGACAAGTCCAGCGAGAACAGGACAGTGCCGTTTTTTTCCCAGTACGCGGTGGAACTGTTGAACCGCACACCCAGCACATCACCTACGGCCCAGGTACCAATACCACTCGTGGCGAAATTGATGCCGTTGATGTATGGGTAAAGCGTACCGTCCGAGTAGGTGTAGATCGCCAGATCGATCGTGTTGTAGCTGCTGTTCGTGTCCGGGTCGGTGTTCAGACCGAACATCATCAAGCCACCTACATCGATCTTCGCCGTGGCATAGGCGCCGCCCGTGTAACCCTCGATGCTCTTGACTTGCGAGTCCCATGCGCTTGCGCCACTCATTTTCTGCGCACGGTTGCCAGTGATTAGCATGTTGCTGTCGCCAACCAAGGTGACATCCTGCACACCCGTGTCCGAACCCACGCCGTAGCGACCAATGGAAATCCAGTCGATATCAAAGGAGTCGCCCGCCGCTGCGCCAAGGTCCAAACGCAATTCCGTCACATTGCCGGACGCCCAGTCGGACGGGTTCAGCGAAGTGGCCATGTCCCATTCGGCAACCACATAATTGTTGCCCTGGCCGACGGTCGGGTCTGGGATGTTCTTACCGTACGCGCCATTCTCACCGTGGTTGGCATTGCTGTAGAAAACAGAGCCATCCCAGCCAGAGCCTGCGGTGCGACGGAACCGGACGCGAATTTTGTCGTACTTCGAGCCAGGAAAGGTCACGCCCGTATTGATGATCGGGTCGTTATTGGTTGCCGTCACCGTGATGGTGTTCTGGTTGACCGCCATCGTGCAGCCACTTGCCGCGCCCCATCCTTGCGCCGTGCCATTGAAGTCGTAGGTCTTGAACGGCGTGAATGACGAGATCGCTGCGTTCTGCGCGCGCGTCTGCGCCTCCACGGCGCTCGGGAACCACTCGTCGCCAACATCGCCTTCCTGGATGATCAGTTCATCGACGTGGAACTCGTCACCTGCTGCGATGGATGCACCAGATTCAGTCCAGTTACAGTCGATGTAGAACTGACCTGCTGATTCGATATTCCCCGACGTAGGCCACTTAATACGGAAGGAATAGGTCTGCCACGAAGTCGACAAGACTGGGTTAGAGAGTACCGTCGTTGTTGCTGGTCCAAAGTTCCAGCGTAAAGCAATGGCTTTCATGTTGGCACCGTTGACCTTGCGTGCCTTGAACGACATGACGTAGGTCTTGCCGTACTGCCAGCCCCCTCGTACGCCCCCGATCGTACCGTCGGCCTCGATGAAGGTGTTACTGCTTTGTACACCCCAGGTATTGTTGCTGTTTGCCGCGCCGGCCCGGATGCCGAATGCTTTGCCTCCAGTCCGACCGGCAACCGAAATGTAGAGCGAGTAATAGCTTCCGTTGTTGTACATGTAGAAGCCGTTCGGACGATTGGCATCCGACGTGTTCTGCACCTCGAAGCTGCTGTTGTTGACGAGGTTGTCGCCGCCCATCGTGGTCGTGAGGTTCGTGGCACCAACCCGCAAGTTGGTCACGTCGATACGGTCGGCCGACATCTGGCCTGCCGTGATCTGACTGGCGTTGAGTGTGTTCGTGTACACGTAGCCTGACCAGATTTCGCGGCTTGTGATCGTGTTCGCGGCGATCTCGTTGGCCGTGACGGCACCGGCCTGGATCATGGTCGACGTGATCGAGCGCGCCGTCAGGTTGCCGGTTGTCGGATCGATGGCAGCCACGCTCAGGTTCGCCGCCTGCACGGCGCCGGCGGCGATGTCCAGGTTCGTGTTCAGCAGCGACTTTGCCGTTGCCATGTTCGACCACGCGCCGTCGGTGCGGCCGTAGATGTTGATGGCGCGCACCCAGTAGTAGCGGTTGCTGACCGGGTTGACGCTCGGCGTGCTGTCGGTGAAGGTATTGGTCGTGACGGTGCCGATCTTGACGGCCGAACCGAGGGTGCTGGATGAGGCGGACCAGATTTCGGCGCCTGCATACGTCGTGTCGGTCGGCTTGTCCCAGGTCAGGACGACGGCGCGCACGCTCGGCGTGGCCGCCAGGTTGGTCAGGGTCGGCGCGGGTACGGGGCGGATATTAAGAAGCATTCAGGCTCACCACAAAGTCGAGGTTGGTTCCATATTTCAGGGTCACGGTATAGGTGCCGGCGACGGTCGTCGTGATGACGAGTGAGCCGTCCGAGATCGTGCCGGGCGGGATGTCGGTGATGCCTTGATTGGTGGGCACCTCGACCTGATACGACGCGCCAGCCGGGATCGGGCTGATGGTGATGCTGTCGACGCCGTTGGCCGTCATGTTGGTCTTTGAAGCCGCGGTATTGGTGCCGCCCACGTTCATCGCTGCGCGCGCGGTTGTCACGGGCGAGGATGGATTCGAGATGTCAACCTTCTGCGTGGTCGGGTCCGAGCCGACCGTGACCACCTTGGTGCCAGGCGTGTTCCCCTGCAGCAGCGCCTGGGCCTGCGAAGAGGCGTAGCCCGTGCGCAGAATCTCGCCCGTGTTGCTGTCGTAGACAGTCCATTGAATCGTCATTTTTTCGTCGCCATCATGAAGAGGGTGGAGGTCAAAATCTGCACGCGGTTGGTGTCGGCATACCACAGCACTTCGACGTGGCTGACGCCGGCCGGCACTGCGCACGAGGACGACAGCGACGGCGCGTCATTGAACTTGGCGCCGCCGATCTCCTGCATGATCTGGCCGTTGATGCGCATGCGCATGCGCCACTGCTTGTCGCCGGTCGGGAAGGTGGCCGCACCCGTGAACAGGGCGTACAGAATGCCGGGGTCGGTCATGTTGAAGTAGCCTTCGGTGATGACCATGTAGTTGCCGATGCCTGCGCCGGCGAACGCCTTGTAGCAGGAAACCGAGATCGGCACCGTGACCGCTTCGCCCGCGATCTTCAGCGAGTTGATCTGGGCGTCCCCAATCATGGCGGTCGCGATCGAGGCATCACCAATCAAGGCATTGGACAGGATCACGCGCGGCACGCCGTTCACCGTGCCCACCGTGAATGGCTGCACGCTCGGGTAGCTCGGCATGATCAGGCCGAACTTGTCGGCGTAGATCACGAATTGCGACGTGTTGCCGTCGGCGGTGCTGGAACTGGATGACAGGCCGAAGCCGGCGATGTAGCCGTTGTTGTCGATCTTGACCGTGTACTGGCCAGACAGCCCGGTCAGTGTGTTGGCATTGGCGCTGAACTTCTGCTCCATCGTCAGTCCGCCGATATTGTTCAGGCGGGTGCTCAGCTGGTAGATCGCCTGAGCCGCGGCGGACGTGGAGGTGGCCGATACAGTGTTCAACTGCGTAATCGCCGCGGTCGCCGCCGGCAGACCGGTCTGCGCGTCGTTCACCTGGGCCTTCAGCTGGTACAGGGTGCGCGCGTTAGCCGAATCGGACGTGGCCGACACATCGTTGATGCTGTTGATCGCCGCGGCGGTCGAGGTTGCGCCGTTCGAATTGAACTGGTCGCTCAGGGTCTTGATGCGCGCGTTGACGCTGCCAACCATGCTCTCGGGGCCGTCGACCAAGTCGATGCGGCTCTTGAGCGTGGGCAGGAGCTTCGAGTCGCCCAGCACGCCGTCGGCGATTGCCGCCACATTCAGCGTCGTGGTGGTGAAGTTCTGCAGCGCGCCCACGACAAGGTCGGTCGGGCCGAATGCGTCAACGGCGGCCATCTTGTAGTAATAGGTCGTGCCGAAGATCAGACCAGGCACGACGAACGATGTGTCTGGGCCGCTGTACTTCAGGTAGGTGTCGGCCGGCGTGCCGGCCAGATCGGCCGCATTTTGCGACATCCACAGACGCACGCCCGCGAAGTCTGCGTCATCCGAATGCGCGTACGAGAACGAGGCCGATTCGAACGACGGCGTGACGCCGTTCGACGTGATGACTGGCGCCGGGTTATACGCGTCCAGAATCGCAGGCTTGCCCAGGTTGTTGAAGATGTCGCGCTGGCGAATTTCGAAGGTCAGCTTGCGCGACAGGCCGTCGGCGAAGTTCTTGTCGTAGATGTAGACGTAGCTGTTGTCGGTCGTGTACTCGACGCGGCGCACAGTCTTGCCGTCGCTGCCGTACACCGTGATCTGGTAGTCCTTGAAGTGCGGGTCGAGCGAGCCGGCATCGGCGCCGTTGGGCTCGGAGCCGAATTCGTAGCTGTGCGTGGTCGAGTTGTAGCGCCAGTTGATCTTACAGTCGCGGCCGGCCCACACGAAGTCGGCGCCGCTCGGGCGACCCACGTCGATGCCAGGCGTCTCGCCGATGACGGTGTAGGTAGCCGTGGGCGCGTCCTCGTACTTGCTGCGCTTGTCGAACACGTCGACGGCGACCACGCGCACCTTGAGCACGTCGCCGCGCGCGGCACTGATGGTGGCGCTGGTGCGGCTCTTGACGCTGGCGACCAGTTTGGCCGGCTCGCCGTTCATCTCGACCCACACGTCGGCGCCCGCGTACATGCCGGTCGTCGACGCGGTCCAGCTGGCCACCACGCTGGTGACGATGCTGTCGCCCGCGATATAGGTTTCCTCGTACACCGACAAGTGGTCGACCGGCCCGATCGGCAGGCGCGAGTCGGTCGGGATTGCCGCATTGCTGCCGTAGCGGCTGTAGTCGTACACCTCGGGGCGGTATTCGATCGCCGTGATGTCGCGACGGTATTCGCTATTGCCGGTGATGCTCTTGACGCGGAACTGCTGCTTGACGCGCGTGGCTTCACCGAACATCCACTTGGTGAACTGCGCAGGCGCGGCGTCCATCGGCGTTTGCAGCGTGATGGTGTCGCTCGTGCCGGCCACGACCACGACCGGGTACTCGTCGATTACGTCGGTGTCCCACAGCACATAGGTCTGCCCAGGCGCGATGCCGGTGGCGTCCTGCACGATCACGCCATTGCTGAAGGTGCCGTCGATGCCGATATCCTTGCCGCCGACGATGATGCGCTTGACGCTCGGCCCTTGCGAAAAGCCACCCAGCGTGACGCTATTGCCGACCACGCTGATGACACTGCCCGAGCCGCGCTGCACGCTGTCGCGCATGGCCAGCATGTTGTAGGTCTTGCCCGACGCCATCGTGACGGGGCGGTCGAGCTTCATCACCGACGTGGTGGAGCCCGCGTTGAAGCGGCCGGCCTGCGCCCAGTCGGTCAGGTCGGTCTGCACGTAGATCAGGTCGCCCACGCGGCAAGCGATCGCTTCGAGCGGCGCGCCGAAGCTGATCGTCTTGAGGATATAGCGGTTCAGGTTCAGCTGGAACTGCGCTTCCTTGTATGCGCGCGCGGTGTCGACCACGCCGTACAGGGTGATGGCGCTGTTGCGCTGCGGCGCGCCCGACGAGAAGGCGATCGGATCGTAGACCTTGAGCGTGCGCTGCTTGTACTTGTCGGTCCGGTCGAAATAGGTGACATCGATCTCGTTGGCGCGGTCCTGGGTACCAAGCCAGGTTTCCTTGTACGTACCCTTGATCATGTTCGCCACCGAGAACATCATCACCGGCATGTCGGGCTTTTCCGTGATGATGGTGTAGCGCGTGCCCGATGGCACCATCTGGCTGTGACCCACGCGCAGCACGACCTGACAGGCGTCCCACACGTTCGATTCGGTGTCCATGACGCCGTTCCAGGTCAGTCCCTGCGCGGTGCAGTAGTCGGCGCAGTTCTTGAAGGCGACAAGGTCCAGGCGCGCGGTTGGCATCGAGCCGCCGTAGCGAGTATGGGTCAGGATGTCCCAGACGATCCAGGCCGGATTGTTCGACGCGGCGACGCTCCAGGCGCTGCCGTCATACGTGCTGATCATCCGGCCTCCGTTCAGGAAGGTCACGGTCGGGATGCCGGACAGCTGATCGGTCATCTTGATCTTGAGCGCGACCAGCGCCGTGTACGGGTACGAGATCGTGTCCAGCGTGATCTCGTTCACGTCCGTCAGGTACACGTCGTCGATGACGTTGTCCTTGGTCGACTTGGCCGTCGTGCGGCGCACGCGCACTTCATAGGCGCCAGTGGTGAGCTTGTCGGTCGTGTACGAGCGGCGCACCGCACTGCGCTTGGCGGCGCTGATCGAGATGTTGGTCGAGTAGGTCGGATAGCGGCCCGAATAGGTGCCGTCGCCGTTGTCGATCACGGCGCCCGAGTCGTCGAGGTATTCGCGCGCGCGACCGGCGCCGATCTGGCCGTTCGGACCGTACCACTGGCCGTTGTTGCGGGTGGCGTAATTCCAGACCGCGATGTCGCTTTGCACCGGCAGCGACGACCATGAGGCATCGCCCACGGCGCGGTATTCAATGTCGATGCCGACCGTATAGGTCTTGGACGAACCGCTCTTGCTGTCGACTTCGCACAGGCCGGACGGCGCGGTGAAGTCCAGGCGCAGCTGGTCGACGTTACCGGTCGTGGTCGAGTAGAACCAGTCTGTCGTGAGCTTCTGGCCCTTGTTGACCGGTGTGATGGTGTCAGTGAACCAGTTGATCGGCGCTTGCGTGCCCAGACCCAGGCGGGTCTGGATTTCCACGTCGTGATAGTCCGTCAGCGGGTTGTCGTTGATCTCGATGTCGGTAATCGAGTTGATTGGGCCTTCGCCCGCCGACAGCAGCATGTATAGGGTCTGGTTGTCGTCGGCATCGGTGGTCGTGTAGGTGCCGATGATGTTGCCACCCATACGGAACTGGCCATAAGGGACCGGGACCGGGATGCCTTCGAGCGAGGTGTTCTTGGCGCCATCGACGCCGTACGAGGCGGACGTGCTGCCGACCGTCGTGGTGGGCTTGGGCGGCGCGAAGATGGCATTGACCAGCAGCGAGCCCGCCATCGTGATGCCGGCCGTGACCATCATGCCGGTTGTGGTGAGCGCACCGGCCGCGGTTGCCGTAACCATGCCCAAGGTGCCATTCATCGCCAGGGCGATCTGGGGCGCCGCGACCGCGACGGCGATCATGGCGACCATGGCCAGCACGCTCTTGCCATTGCCGCCGCCGGTCGGCACCGGGCACAGCACGATGTTGTCGGTCTTGTCCAGGTAGGTGACGGCGAACTGCTCCGGCTGCACGATGCGACCCGAGACCGACAGGATGACCGGGTGCTGCTCAACCACCGGGAAATAGTCGGCCAGCGTCTTCTTGCCGCTCCAGACGATCTGGCTGCGTTCCTGGTCCGCCGGGTTGAACGGGTTCAGGACGCGGATCACCGGGATCAGGTGCTTTTTACTCTGGCGCTTGGTCTTTGCCGACATACTCGTAGAATCCTAAAATGCGATGTTTCCATTCATCGACGCGCACGCGCGTGGGGCCGCCCGAGTTCTCCCAGGCGTGCAGCATGTGGTTGGCGTCGACCATGTAGCCGACGTGGGTCGAGCGCGCCACGCGCATGAACACGACCGCGCCGGGCCGGCACTCGATCTCGCGCCACTGGGGCAGACTGGCCAGCATCATCGCCATGATCTCGGCCTGGTTTTCTGAACTGCCGAAGTCGGGCAGTTCGACGCCATCGCGGCGCGCGCACTCCATGACCAGACCGTAGCAGTCGAGCGCATCGGGGCCGCGGCCACCGTATGCGAACGGCACGCCGATCAGGTCGGAAAAATCAGCCATAGCGGGTGTCGCGCGAATTGATGCCTGGGAAGGCGCCGAAGTGCACGACGTTGTCGTGCGCGCGGCAGCCATTGGGGCCATCAAGCGACAGGTCGCACGAAGGCATCGAGCCGGCGTAGCCGCATTCGGCGCCCTTGTAGCGAAACTGGCAGTAATCCTTGGTCTGCCGGCGGCGCGGAAAGGTCTTGGTGATGTTGTTTTCGGCGCCCAGCGTGAAGGTGCACACGTAGTTGGCCGTTTCCGCGCCAGTCACCTGGAAATACTCGATGACCTCCGGGCTTTGCGTCAGGTTGCCGGCGTTGACCACCATCACAGTGATCAAGAAGCCGACGCCGCCACCATAATCCTGCATCTGCTTCTGGACGGTGAGGGTGTAATCCGTAATCGAGAGGCTGATGGTCTGCTGCTCGCCCGCCTGCGACTTGAGTTCGATATCGAACGCGGCCGGCGCGTACGTGTTGCCGTTGTACGTGACCGGATCGGGATTGCGCACCAGATGCAGGGTGCTTGCCGTGACCAGCGTGTTGGGGTCGATCACGGCGATGTCGAGCATGATGAGCCACGGAACCGCCGAGGAAAGGCGGTTCTTCTCGATGATGCTGGCAACGGACAGGGAGGTAGTCATGCGGCGATTATACGTTAGTCACCGCTGACTGATCAACCAGCCATGTCTAAGCCTGCTGGACCTGGAATGCCACGTCCCACAGCTTGGTCGTGCCCACGCCGGCGTAGCGGAACTCAAGTTCGGACGTGAAGCGCACCTGATAGGTGATGGCATCGACCGGATCGGTCCAGTCGAAAATCACCGAGCCGCCGCCGACCGTGTTGTAGAACGTCAGCAGTGTTTGCCTGTCGGCGTCGGAGATGCCCTTGTAGCCGGTTGAGAAGGTCTTGCGCGGGGTGCGCGTGTGGCGCGCGCGCGAAGCCACGTAGCCGCCCTCCAGTTCGGTTTTCAGGGCCACGTCCTCGACCTTGATCACGAACTGGGTGGAGTCCTGACCGCCCTTGGTAAGGGTCAGGGTGGGGAATACTGGATTTGCCATTATTTCATCGCCTCTTTCATGCCCGAGCGGAATGCACCGGGCGAACTTGCCGCGGTGAGCACCACGTCAAGAATCATCTGCTGTCCATCGAAGCGCGGTGCGCCCTGCGATGCGTTGACCTGGGTGGAGGTCTGGTTGATCACGTTGACCTGTACGTTCGCTCCGGTCGTACCTTGCCCGCCCTTCATCGTGACCGGGATCGAGCGCCCGTCCGGCAGCGGTACGTACGCTTCCGGGCCGGCCTCGCCGTACATCGCCAGCTGCGGGCTGTTGGCCACGCCGCCGGAGGCGTACTTGCGCAGCTTGAGCGGCCCCATGCTGGTCATGATGCCGCCGTCGGCAAACGCGGCCAGGAACGGCAGCTCCGGCATCGAGGCGGCGCTGAAGTCGCCGGCCGTCATGGTTGCGCTGGCCGCGGTGTCGCCGCCACCACCGAAGAAGCTGGAAATGAAGCCACCGATGCCGCCTGCGCCACCGCCTCCACCACCCGCGCCGGCCGACGCCAGTTTGGCGGTGAATGCGTTCAGGGCCGGGATTACCTCGGAATAGATCGCGGTGGCCATCGTGTTCGACGCGGTAGCGGCAGTGGTGTCGGCGGCGGCTTTTTCCTGCGATGCCGCGGCTTCGGCGTCGTCCTTCATGCCGAACACGCTGCCCTTGAGCCAGTCCGCGCCCGAGTTGACCAGCGACTCGATCGGATCGGCCAGGGTCTGTTTCAGCTTGGCTTGGGCGATCTCGGCCAGCACGTTCTTGATGAAATCGGTCAAGGCCAGATGGCCGGTCTTGAGCGAATCCATGATCATCGAGACGAAATTCTGACCGGCACTGGCACCGATCTGGTCGACCGCCTTGCCCACGTCTTTCCACTCGCGCGCCATCTTGGTCGTTGCCGACTCCATTGCGCGTGCCTCTTCCTCGGCGCGCAGACGACGACGCTCGCTGTACACCTTGTCGGTGTCGTCGCGCGTGCGCTGGTAGTTCGCATCCAGTGCCAGCAATCTTTCTTCGCGCAGTTGCTCGGTCAGAATGCCGGATTCCTTGCCCAATGTGGCGTTCGCGACCAGTTCGCGCTCGTGCGCATACGTGTCGTCCAGCGTCTTCTTACGCATGTTCAGCTGCGCGTCCTCGGCCGCGCGCCGCTGCTCAAGCTGCAAACGAATGCGCTCCTGCTCCGTCTCGGCCAGGTCTGCTTCGCTCTGGCGATTCTTGTCAATGTAGCCAAGGGCGAACGTGGTGTCGTCGGCGCGCGCCTGGTTGTACAGTGCCGCAGCTTTCGCAATTTCGTACTTTTGAAATGCCTCGGTGCCGGCGCCCAGACGCTCCTCGTTTCGCTTCAGTTCCTTGCTCAAGGCCTTGAAAGCGTCGGTCTGCTTGGCCAGACCACCCGCCTCCAGCGTATTCATGGCGGCATCGGCCTCCATTTCGCTGGCGCCCATGCGCTCGTTGGCAAATGTGACGGCTTTGATCTGCTCGTTGTAGAGCATGGCCTGGAAGGTGCGTTCTTCCAGCTTCTTGATCTCGGGGTCATCCTTGCTCGGACGATTTTTCTTGTCGTGGTTTTTCGAATAATCGTCGGCTTCGAGCTTGCCCTCGATTAGCGCAACCGCCTCGGCGCGCAGCGATTCGATCGTCGTGCCGCCTGCGACCAGTGCGTCCAGTTTGACCTTGGCCGAATCCATGCGCGCCTTGGCCTCGCCCAGCGCTTCGTTCAGCGGGTCGCGGTCCTTGCGGTGCGTGCCGGCCGTATCAATCGCGTTGCCGATGCGCGCTTCCAGGGCCGGATTCGCACCATCCTTGGCAGCGCCCACCGTCGGTTCTTCGCCTTTGCGCTTGACCAACTTGGCCGGCTGGCGCTCCTTGCTCTCTTTCGTGATCAGGGTCGATTCCAGACGGCGACCATTAGTCGCCGAGCGCGCGTCGATTTCCGCCGTCTTTTTAGCATATTCCTCATCGCTGTCCAAGCGTACGAGGTGACGCGCCCAGGCCATCGCTCGCTCGCCGCCCACCATCAGCTGCTTCCAGCCATAGATGATGCGCGCGATTGCGTTGTCGATGCGGTCGCCCACGGTCAGGGTCATCAGACCGAAGGCGTCGAATGAGGACAGCCATGTGCCAATCATGGCACCCAAGTCATAGGCAAGAATTGCCAGGCCGACGGTCTTGAACACCTTGGCCAGGCCGGAGAATGCCAGACTGATGGCGCTGACGCTGCCTGAAGCAGCCGGGCCAATACCCAGCAGCGCGCGCAGCACGCCCATGACGCCCGCGCTGCCGAACATCGACAGAAAACCCTTGACCGACAGCACGATGCCGCCGAAACCCGCCGCAATGGTGCTCAAGGTGGCGGCGACCGGGTTGTTCTGGCCGAAATCGCGGAACATCATCACGACCTTACTGCCGTACTCCAGCAGCTTGGTCAGGGCCGGCAGGATCGTGTCGCCGATGATGACTTTGAAATTAGTCAGCTGGGCCTGAAACTTTTGCACGTTGCCGCTATAGCTGCCCGACAGGCGCTCGGCGGTCTTGTCGACGCCGTCGGCCATATTGATGGTTTGCGACTGATGCTCCAGACGTTCGCGCGCGGCCGGCGTGCCCACGGCAGTAACGGCCTGCACGGCCGACTGCGTGATGCCCAGGCGCTGCAGGTACTGCTGCACCGCCAGCATCTGGTTCTGCACATTGTTGGTGTCGGCGCCGTTCTGGTAGAAGTCCTTCTTGTGCTTCTTGGTGTATTCGACGATCTGCGGCACCATCTGCTGAATGGCCTGCACCGGGTCTTTCAGCCACAGGTCGACGTTCTTGAAGTTGCCATTCTTGGCGTCTTTCAGCACGCCGGCATCGTCCTTCTTGAGGTCCAGACCGCTGTCGTCCAGAATGCCGGCGCCGATGAACTCGCGCACCGCCTTGTTGGACTTGGTCTTGCCGGTCGCGTACGCCTGCATCATCTTGATGATCGTACCGACCGTGGACACGCCGCCACCAGAGCCGCCATCGCCGCCCGAAACCTTGAACTGGTCGATCAGGCCGATCATGTTGACCAGGCCTTCGTCCGACAGCATCGACGCGCCACCGCCGACGCGGCGCAGCGCCGTTTCAACGTCGGCCAGGTTGACCTTGCCGGCCGTGCCGATCATCGACTTGTTGAGCAAGTCGAAGGTCTTGAGCATTGCATCCGGGCTGGCGGTCTGCTGACGCATCTCGGCCACGCCGTAGATGTTGCGCAGGGTCGACTGCATGTCGCCGTGACCTGCGCCCAACAATTCCATGTTGTTGGCCGTCTTGATCGCCGTGGCCAGCGTGTCGTCGATCACATCCTCGTGGTTGTAGCCGAGCGACGAGATGGCCGACATCTTCGACTTGATCACGTCTTTGGTGGACATGAAGCCGAGCTGGTCGCTGATCTTCTGCGAGCTGGCGAACAGCTGCGCTTCCTGATTCTTGGGCAGGTTCAGCGCCTGCACCATGATGCGTGCGCGCTGGTCGTCATCGGCCTCGCCGACCGAATTCTTCAGACCGCCCTCGATCTTGGCGCCGGCATACATCTGGGCCATGCCGCGCCACATATCGGCAATCATTTTGGCCTGGGCGCGCTGCTCGCGCAGTTCCTGGGCGGCGATACGGCGGCGCTCGGCGGCGGCTTCACGCGCCAGGCGCAGACGCTCGGCTTCGGCGGCGCGCGCTGCGCGGACCTTGTCTGCTTCGGCCTGCTCAATCGCGCGCGCTTCTTCGGTCGCGTAGACCTTCTTCTGACGGGCGAAATCGGCCGCTTGGCGCGCGGACTCCTTGGCCGCCTGGGCCTCGCGCTGGCTGGCCGCTTGGCGAATGCGCGCGATCTCGGCATTGTTGCTCTTACCGACCGCTGCTTCCACCTTCTGCATCTGCAGGCGGGCTTCGACATTGGACAGTACCGCGCGGCGTTCGTTCTCCAGTGCCGTGATGCCCTGTGTGCGCGCCACCTGGGCGTTGCGCTCGGTGACGATCCATGCCTCGATGGCTGCGGCTTCGCGACGCACCGCGTCAGCGTTTGCGTTCAGGCGCGCGGATTCGTTTTCGTAGCTGCTGGCCGATGCGGCCGAGCCGGCCTTCTTGGCGCGGCGGGCCTTCTCGGCGGCCAGGTCGGCGCCGATTGCTTCGCTGCGCATCTGGGATTCGAGCTTGCGCAGGTCGGTATAGGCCTTCGAGCGCGACTCCAGCAATTTCTTGTTGGTGTCGATCTCGTTTTGCAGGGTCTTGAGCTTGGCGTCGATCTGCTGCGTGGCAGCGGTCTTGGCCTGGGAGGCGGCATCCTTGATGCCGCGGTTGACGTTGTTCAGCCCGCCCAGCAGGTTTTTCTGCAGGCTGTCGACTGTCGAGGCGATCGAGCGGTTCAGCGAGGCGAAGCCGTCGGCGAAACCCTTCATGTTGCCGGACAGGTGGGCCATGCCGGCGTCGACCTTGTCAGTCGCGCCAGTCAGGCCACCCAGTTGCCCGGACAGGTTCTTGACCTCGTCGCCCGCTTTGCGGACCTTGAGACTGAACCCACCGTCGTCCAGGGAGAGGACGACTTTGATTTCCTTGCCGATCGACATGCTTACCTCAAAAGTTACTGGCCTATGTTCTGGCCCGCCATCCTCTTGAGTTCGGCGAACCCATCTTCGTCGCGACGCGCAAGCATGGGGTTGACTTCTTCATCCATGCGTACGATGGTGCCCGTCTCCAGCACCAAGGCCTGCCGGAAGGTCGCAACATTCTCCGGTGTAGCCTGGGCAACGACCCCGAGCGCCAGGCGCCGCTGATCGTTCTTTGCCTCGATCCTGTCGATGTTCTGGTGCATGGCCCAGAACGTCTTCATGGGCAGGAGCCTGACGGCCTCGAAGCCCATGCCGTAGTAGCTCATCACCCGGCAGAAAAAGAACCCGAAGTCGAGTTCTTCCACCTGCCGGTCGTCTACTTTCCCGCTTCGTCAGCCACTTCCTCGGCTTCGGGCACATCGGCGCCGCGCACGAATTCAGCGATCTGATTCAGCTGGTCCAGCGTGTACGGGTTCAGCTGCTCGCGCTTGAGCGTGGGCACGAGGCGCAGGATCGTATCGATGGTGAATTTCAGTTGGGCCTCGATATCGGTCTGGTCCATGTTCTTGACCGCGATGGTGGTGTCGATGAAGGTGCCCACGCCGATGCCGTGAATGGCATGGTCGACGCCGCCCAGGCGCAGAAAGCGGCCGGTCTGCGGCGTGAATTTGTCCAGGTTCAGGAATTTCATGGTGTCTCCTTGCGGATTGACAGCCCCGCCATCAGGCGGGGCTTAGGCTGGTGGCCGATTACTGGCCGATGTAGAACAGCTTGTTGGTGTTCGGGTCCGGGTAGGCTTTGAACTCGGCGTTGTACACGCGCTCGTCTTCCAGCTTGTAGGCGAACGTCAGCGCGCCCGAGGATGCGCACAGCGGGATCACGAAGTCTTCCGACTTGTCGTTGTCTGCTTTCGCGACCGGGTGCAGACGCAGCTCCTTGGCGATCGCCAGCAGGTCGATGCCGATGCCCGAGGTCACGTCGACGCGGTTGGTGGTGGCGTTGACGCCGCCCGTCAGGGTTGCGCCCGACATCGTCACCGATGCGCCGGCCGTGCCCGTCACCAGCGTAAAGGCGTTGCCGGCGGTGCCGCGCAGGTCGTAGGCGACGTTCACGACGTTTGCGGCAGCCGTGTAGTTTGCGGCGGCGATCGCCGGGACGCTGGAGCCGCCCAGTACGGAAGCCAGGTTGGCAGCAGTGACGGCCGTGGTGCCGCCGATCGTCACTTCCAGCGGCGCCGAAGCGGCAGTCTTGAACGTGATCGTCTGACCGTTGACCGTGATCGTCTGGCCGTTGGTCGGCTGGGTCGCGATGGTGATGGTGCCGGTTGCGAACACGCCGTCGGACACCAGGGTCGCGCCGGGCATGGTCGCGACGAGGTTATCCAGCGTGGTTTCAGCCAGCGGCGCTTTCACGGTGCACGAGCGGCCCATGATGTATTCGTTGATCGGGGTCTTGCCGAACTGGTCGACGTTGACTTCGTGCGTGTCGGTTTTCACCTCCACTTCGACGCCGCCCTTGGTGTAGCCCAGGTCGTTCCCGTTAAACAGGACGCGGCACACGCCAAGCTTGACGTTTTTAGTATCGCTTGCCATTCAAAACTCCTTTGCAAAGGGTATAGTCAGTACTGACTGACGGAATATATCACAAAAGTGGCCATTTTCCTACACGATGTCGCGCAGGATGTCCATCAGTTCCTCTTCCATGCCGGCGGCCACCACTTCTTCTGCCGCGCGCTCAAGAAATCCGCCGCCGACCTGTTCCTGCTGGCCTTCCTGCTTGGCGACCGACGCGGGGCCAAGCTGCATTGGTCCCATCGGGGTCAGGTGCTCGTGCATCTCGTAGGCATAGTCGCCAACCGTGTGGCCGGGACGCTCGGGCACGGGCGCATCCATGTCGATGTACACGTCCACTTCGGTGCGCTGAAAGCGCCCGAACTCGTCGCGCGTGCGCCCGACGGCGTCGCCGCGCAGCTTGATCGCTTCTTCCAGGTTGCCTTCGTCGACGGGTGCCATTTTGCGCGCCAGATCGCGAATCTGCTCGGCGCGCTTGACCAGCACCTTGACCACACGGCGCTTGGCCGTGCTGTCAAGACGCAGCAGCATTTCCTCGGTGTTGATGATTCCACTGACCTTGGCGCCCATGGTTCAGCCTTTCACGAAGCAGCAGTCGAACATGACGTTGAACTCGATCAGGTTGCCTTTCGAGAGCGGGAACGGGACCGGCTCGGTGCGCGGGCGACAGTAATTGAAGAAATGGTCGTCGCCAATCTGGACTTCGGCCAGCGTCAGCGCCGCGATAATGTCGCTGGCCCACTGTTCGCCGTCGTCGAAGCCGGCCGCCGGCACGCGCACGATCAACTGGAACGAGGTCTTGAAGAAGCCCGGCAGATCGTAGTTGATCTTGGTGCCGGACAGCGGTACGCGCAGCAGCATGGCGCGATCGGCCTCGGCCGGCATCATGTGCACGAATAGGTCGGTGCCCTGCGTGCCCAGGCCGTTGTCTTGCAGGTAGTCGGCAAGCGGCATCAGGTTCATGCGCCACCCCACATGGTTGCGTTGATCTCGTAGTGGTCCAGGCGCATGGAGGCGTCGTAGCGCATCTGCATGCTCTTGATGCGCAGCTGGTGGCCGGCCACGATGATGATGTCGTCGATACGCGCGCGCGTCGCGGCGCCCAGCAGAATCACGGACGTGGCCTCCATCTCCTGCGCGTTGCCGCGCGAGGCCGACGAGTCAGCGCGCACGCTGCTTTTCTCATTGGAGATGACGAGCTTGACGATGGCGCACTTCTCGGCGACCAGCACGCCGGGAATGGGCTGGCCGCGCACGTCGTTCTTGCCCGAGGCAAGCTGAATCTTACAAGGCAGAGTGGGTCGAAACATGGGTGCGAACCTGTGCGGTGGCGTTGATGTGGAAGATAGCCTGTCGCTGCTCGGCGACTTGGGCCAGCGTCAGGGTCAGGTTACGCGCCGGGTCGGCGTAGACGATGTCGACCAGCGTGGCGCCGGCCGCAGCTTGCTGCGCCAGCATGGCATCGATATAGCTCTGGTAGGCGAAGTCGCGCGCCAACAGCGACACGAGCTTGCCGGCGTCCCAGGCGCGGCCAGCCGTGTCGCGCGCGGTAAAGCGCGGGCGACTCATGCGCTCCTGCAGCAAGAGACCCACGGCACCGGCGGGTCGGTTCAAGAGGTCAGCGGGTCGCGCGCTGCTGACCATGTCGATGCCGGTGCCGATCAAGCGCACAATGGTGTCGTTCAAGTTCTTGGTGGCGATGCGGCGCAGTTCGTCCAGAAAGCCCGTCGCGCGCGCGTTCTCTTGCGTGCCGGCGGGCAGGTTGGTCAAATACCGCGCGCTCATGCTGCTGGCGCTGTTCATGAGCGTTTGCAGCAGCCCCAACCCGGTGCCGCGCAGTTCGCTGACAGCGTCTTGCCCGCGCCCGGCCGATTTCAAGCCAAGATACGCGCCGGTGAGCGCCAGGCAGTACACGTCGTATGCAGCGCGCACCTGTTGCGCGTAGTCTTGGAAGTCCATCACATGCGTCCCAGTCGTTTGGCAAAGGTCACGAAGTACGACAGATAGCCCAGCGCGCGCCGGCACACCGGCAGTTGCAGCGGGCGGCTTTGACGAAAGGTTTGGCGCGACTCGCCGATGTTGTCCTGGATCAGACCCTCGCGGCGCTTCTGCTCGATCGAATTGCCACCCAGGATGAAGTCGGCCTCCACCACCTGCGCGCGCTTCAAGGCGTCGACAAAGCGCGTTGGCAGCGACGCGAACTGCTCGGGTCGCAGCAGGTCCAGGTTCCCGTTGAACAGGAACATGTTGCTGTTGCCGACGTAGTCGGTCGAATAGGTGCCCTCGGGGATGAAGTTCAGGCTGTCCTGACCCCAGTTCACATTCGAATTGAGCGGCGTGAAGGACAGCTGGACGATGTGGGCGCGCGCATCCATCAGCGCGGCGATGCGCGAGCGCTCGTCGGCCATGAACCAGCTGTCCAAGTCTGGCAGGCTCATCGCCGTGAATTCGGCCTGGGTGTAGGTCATGAACGAGTTGACGCCGACCACGAGCGGGTCCGCCAATTCGACCACGTAGGCTGCGCGCAGGTTGACGGTGTTGCCGTTCTCGTCGAGGCACTGCATCTCGATATTGCGCAGCCCGCGCGCGCTGCCGGCCGGCAGCGTGTTGACCGCCGCGGTGACGGAAATGAACGCGGAATCACTGCCGGCATCAAAGGTGAGCGCGGTCGACGGCACCAGTTCGACGCCATTTTCGTCGGTGATGCGATAGCTGATCGACTCGAAGGTCAGCGGGTTGCCGCTTGGGTCTTGAAGCGGCACCGTGTAGGTCACGGCGGTGCCGGCGGTGAAACTGTCCATGTTACTCCCCTTGCTTTTCGAGGATCAGGCGCATCATTTCCGAGATCGAATTGCTCTTGATGCCGAGCTTGTCGCCGATGGCGCGCAGCCCCTTGATGCCATCCTTGTCGGCGATCTTCGACAATTCCTCGGCGGTGTAGGCTGCGGTGCGTTCTTCGACTTCGGGCGCGGCACGGCGCTCGGCGATGGATGCCGCTTCGCACGCCTGGATGTGCAGCGCCTGATCGGCGTTCACTTCCTTGGCGCATTCGCCCACCGTCATGTGCGCGTGGTCCAGGATCGACTGGGCCACCGACGCCGTGGTGCCGTTTTCCCATTCGCACAGGAACTGGGCCGCGATGCGCACGCCGTCGATCGGCTTGACATCCTTGTCGGACAAGCCTTCTTGAAAGAACACCGTGCCCATCTGGCCGGTATAGGTCTCGTAACCCGGTTGGGTCAGGCGCAGTTTCATGGCCGCTCCTTAGACCGGGTCCGGTTCGGGCGTGCCTTCGGCCGGCATGACGGGCTCGATCGGCTGGTTGTCCTCGTCGACCGGGGCCGGCGTGTCGGCAACGCTCGTGTCGCCGGCGGTGTTGCGCACCACGATGCTCGGGTCAGTGATGTCCATGTCGCCGTCATCAGCCACGCCGTCGATGCGCTCGCACTGCAGGATGTTGGCGATGCCGGCGGCGGTCTCGACGCTTACGTCCAGGTCGGACGTGCCGTTCGTGAAGTGCAGGTTGCCGAGCAGTCCCGTGTAGGACTCGTAGCCGGCTTGGGTCAGGCGCAGTTTCATGAGTGTTCCTTTCAGATGTGAAAAAGGCGGGCCGAAGCCCGCCTTTCTATTCTAAATCAGTGCTGACTGAGCAGCAACCGATTAGATATTGGTCACGCCTTGCAGGCCAGCGATCGAACGGGTCGACTTCAGGGCCAGGCCGGTGTACCACTTGGTGCGGATGCGGGTTGCATCCTTGTTCTGCACCGTGCCGATGTTCTCGACCACGATACCGGCGTTGTCGCCGCCGTACAGGCCGTGCAGGCCATCGGCTTCGTTCAGGCGCAGCGCGTACACCGAGCAGGTATTGCCGACCGACGAACCCTTGGTCTCGTTACCGGCCAGGAACTCGTTCATGATGACCGGGATGCCGTTGTGGGTCAGCATCGGGCGACCGAAGTTTTCCAGCTGCTGCATGACGGCGTCGGTGCCGTAGGTTGCGCGCAGCAGGGCGCGGAACGCACGGATCGTGCCACGGCGCATGACGATCACGTCGGCGCCGTTCGGCACGGCGTCGCACAGTTCGTCCAGCATGGTCAGGGTCAGCGGGTTGCCGTTGACGCCGGCCGACACGACTTGCGAACCGCCAGCGGTTGCAGCGTAGGCTTGGGCCTGGGCCAGCAGAACCGGCAGGCCGTCGAAGACCTTCGGGTTGGCGGTCGAATCGCCCGTGGCGAGTGCCTGGTGGAACATGCGGGCAACAGCCTTGGCCTTTTTGGCGATCTGGATCGCCATTTGGTTGTTGGTGTCGCTCATGGTCGACTGCAGGAACTTGTCGATATCCACGTCACCCGCGAGGATGCGCAGCTTGGCGACGACTTCCGTGAACGTTGCAGCCGATTCGTTCACCGGATCGTTCGGGTCGAGCCAGTCGGCACCACCGAGCGTTTGCTCGCGGTTGTAGACGTAGGCCTTACCGTCGGTCTGGACGAACGGCAGAACCGCGAACATGTCGTCGCGGTCGATGATTTCTTCGATGACGCCGGAGATCAGCTGATTGTTACTCAGCAGTTCGGCAGAGGTGCGCAGCAAAGGCATTTCATGTCCTTAAATAAAAGAATGAACAGAACAATTTTGGTAGTTCGGGCCTAAGTCGCTCTAGTCACCGATGAGCCAGGACAATACCGCATGTTGGCGTATGTGTCAAGTCACCGGTGACTTACTATTTCGAGCGAATCAGGGCTGTTTTTCGTCCAGCAGCTTGGCCAGATTCAGGCCGGCGGTGATTTTCGACACGCCGGTCACGTTCTTGTTCGCGGCGCTCGAATCGGTCGGTGCCTTCGGCGTGGTTTTGCTCTCGCTGCCGGCGCCGGGCTTCACCTTGCTGCGCAGGAGCGAGTTCTTGTCCGGGTCGGCCTCGACGATCTTGCGCATCGCGTCTTCGAACGACAGGCTGTTGCCCAGTTGGTCGACCAGCGGGCCACGGCCGGCTTCGCCGCGCGGCTTGTCGAACGCCACCACCTTGCCGTCGACCACGTCGAAATGGTCGCCGAACAGCTTGCGGGCCTTGGCCGGCGCCATCGTCGACTCTTCCTTGATGAACGCCGACTGGGCGAAATGCTGGCCCAGCGACAGTTCGTCGACGACCTTGTCCTTGCTTTGCAGTTGCGCCTGCAGGGCGGCGATGATGTCGTCCTTTTCCTTGGTCACGCGCGTGTGTTCCTCGACCATGCGCGCCTTCAGGGTGTCGAACTCGCCCTTGGCGGCCAGCTGGGCTTCCTCGGCGGCCTTCTGGTCGGCCAGCAGCTTCTTCACGGCGTCCGGGTCGATGCCGTCGAACTGACGCAGGCGCTCCTGTGCCGCGGCCAGGTCGGCCTGGGTCTTGCCCAGCGCTTCCTTCTTCTGCATCACTTCCTTGATCAGCTTGGCTTCGGCGTCGGACGGCTTCTTGTCGCCCTTGTTCTCGCCTTCGCCGCCGGCCTGCTTGGCCGCTTCGGCCGCGGCTGCCTTTTCCGCTTCGCTCGGCTCGTTGCCGCTACCGCTGCCGCCGGCGGATTTGCCGCCCTCGTCGCCGGTTGCTTCGTCACGGTATGCCGCGCCAGGGAATTTCCAGTATTTCGGGTGCATCGTTTGCCTTTCTGACCTATCTCTCGGTCAAGGTATGTGGTGCGGCGCCGGTTCGCTGGGCGCCGCGGGTGGATGAATCAGTTGCCGTCCAGGGTGCTCTTGGCGGTGTTGCGGTCGTTGGTCTTCTGAAGCTGCTGTTGGTCCGGCTGCGCGGTGGCCGCGGCCATGTCGGCCGCCAGCTGCACCGGGTCGACCGGCCAGTCCTTCAGTTCGGCCAGCATCTTGTCCTTGAGTTCCTTGGCCAGTTGCGGGAACAGCTTGTCGATCACGGTCTTCATCTGCTCCTGGCGCACCGATTGCGGGGCGTCGATCAGCATCAGGCGCGCGGCGAGGTCGAACTCGTCGTACAGGCCGCGCGTGTCGAAGTTGTCCGGGTACGAGACCAGATCGGACTCGATGTCCTTTTCGCCATTCCACAGCGCGACCAGCGCGACCACGCGGTTTTCCAGCACTTCGAGGCTGTCTGCTTTCGCTTGCAGCAGCGCATTGACGCGTTCGAAGTCGTAGGCCTTGGCCACGCCAGAACTATTGTCGATGCCGAGTGCGTTGTCCTGTTTGGTGCGCTCGCCGGCCAGGCCGACGGTGTGGTAAATCTCGTTGATGATCTTGTTGATGACGGCCAGGATCATCTGGGCCTGTTTCGGGTCCGGCGACAGGTACATCGGGGCGGCGCCGCCCTCGCCGTCGTACAGGAAAATGCGCTTGGTGCCCATTTCCTTGAGCGTGTTGTAATTGTCGTCGCCCGGCAGCACGTTCTGCGCTGGCATGGCCAGCTGCGAATACGTTTGGTCCTGGATGATGGCATCCAGGTTCGACAGGTAGTTGGCGACGGCGCGGTCCAGATAGGCGATGTCGTCGATCAGGGCCGGCGCGCAGTATTCCTCGTCGGTGATGATGTTGTCGTGCAGGATGACCGGTACTTGACCCAGGCCGTGCACGCCATTGCCCACCTCGACGATCTTGGTCTTGCCGCGGCCGGCCGGGCGTTCCTCGAACAGACGCCATTCGTTCTTGGTCCACAGACGCACCTGTGCGACCTCGGCGCCGCTGCTATTCATCGGGTCGGCGTCGTCACGCGCGACTTCGGCGATCGTGATCCAGGCCAGGTTGCCATCCTCGTCCCAGGAGTAATCGAGCAGCTGGGTCGGGCCGACGATGTAGGCATAGGTGCGCACGCCGGCCTTTTTCTCGTCTTCCTTGGACACCACCTCGTCGACTTTGGCGTTGTTATCGACCACGATGCCAATGCGACCGTAAATCGACGCTTTCTTGCCCGCCTGACGCGAGAAGTCGCGAATCTTCAAGCCCGCGCGCGTGGACTTCTCCCAGAATGCTTTCACGCTTTCCGGGGCGTCTGCTTCATTGCGGGTGATGTTCTGCTTGAACAGGTATTTGTTGAGCAGGTCGACCACTTCGCGCGAATGGTTGAAGCGGTAGCAGCGCTCCAAGCGGTCGCTGTACTCGCCATCGCCTTCCTTGACGTAGCGGAAGATGTTGCCGTCCTTGAACCACTCGCGGCCGCCTTCATAGGTCGCATCCAGAAATTGCCAGTGTTTCAGGTTTTCCTTGTACTCGGGATGGCGACGTTCGAACAGGTGACGCAGCTTTTTCTGGTCATCGGTCATGGCCGGGATGGCCATGGCGCCCACATCGGCCGGATCGATGGTGCCGATCACGCCCGGCGTTGACATGGCGCTCTTGGCGATGGCGCTTGCGGTGGTGGAGGTTGTATTCATAGTCCTGGATGGTAACTCAGTGCTGACTGAACGGTCAAGTTAGCGCGAAAGGCCGCCAATTTCCACTTTACGCAGCGGGAATTCGAGTTCGATGCAGTAGCCGCCGGCGTCGGCGCTGTGCTCGACCCCTGCCGATTTGTCCACGTCGCGCGAACCGGGCTTGTAGATGGTTTGTTCCAGCGCGTTGATGAAGTGCTTGCAGGTTTCATTCACGCGCAGGCGAATGGTGCCGTCGGCGGCGCGCAGCAGGCGGTTGACAGCGTTGACGCGGTCGGCCACGGCCGGGTGCTTGCGCCGAAACTTGATGCGCTTGAAACCCTTCTCGCGCAGGATGTCGAGGTCGGTCTCGCCGCGCGCGTGCTGGCGCTGGCCGCCGGCGGGGTCGGGATAGACCACGATCTGCAGCAGGTGGCGCCAGTAGCGCTTTTCCAGTTCCTCACACACCTCTTCGGTGTTGGACGAGAACAGCACGATCTCGTCGACCGCCCACACCTCGCCGTTGGGCTGGGGCTGGAAGATCACGGTCGACATCGGGTCGATGTTGAAGTCCATGCCGACCCAGATTGGCAGGCGCGGGTTGAACGGGTACTGTCCGACGTGCTCCATGCGGTCGAACGGGTAGTAGACGCGCCCGGACATGGTCTCGAAGCTTGCTTCGAACTCCTGCTTGAACGACTTTTCGTCCATGTCCTGCTTGGCCGCCTCGATCTCGGACAGCGGAATGAAGGGCGAGGTGATGGTCGGGAACTGCCAGGACTCCCACTCGTTGCGGGCGACCTTGTCGGCATCCTGGCCGCGCTTATAGAGTTCGTACAGGTAGTTGTAGGCCTTGGGCGTGCCGATGAAGATGGCGTCGCCGCGGCGGTCGGCCAGCACCGGGCGCAGGACTTTGACCCAGGTGTCGGCGTCGATATCCTGAAATTCGTCCAGCACGAGAAAGTCGACGCCCACGCCGCGCAGCGAGTCGCCCTTGTCGGCGCCCTTGAGTTCGATCACGGAGTCGTTGATCAAGGTCACTTCCAGGCGCGTCTCGTTGACCTTCTTGATCCAGCGGCGCGGGATGGCCTCCAGCAGGTCAGACCACATGATCTGCTTGGCCATCTTGTAGGTCGGCGCGACGTACCAGATTTTGCGCTTCTTGACCTTGGCGCGCGTGATCATGAGCGTCTTGGCAAGTTGGGTCTTGCCCCAGCGGCGTCCGGCGACCACCACCCGGAAGCGCGCGCCCGAGCGGTAGACCACCATCTGCTTCGGATGCAGGGTCAGACTGGCGGTCTTGGCGGCCATCAGCCTTCCTCGATCACGTCGTCGGAGTCGTCGATGTCGGTCTCGTCGTGCTCGGCATCGTCATCCGGGACGCGCTTTGCGGCCCCTACGTCGTCCATTTCGTTGTGGTCGCGGTCCCGCAATGCTTGAATCTGATCGGCGGTCAATTCGCTGATCTGCAGTTCCGGCACAGCATCCGGGTCGACGGCATCCGGGCGATCCAGGCCGAGCACGGTCCAGCGTTCCTCGCGCACGCGCTTCAAGCCCGCAGCCGCTTCGTTGAGCGCCTTCAGGTTGGCGTAGGCAGTGGCCATCTGCACACCGTTTTTCTTGGCTTCGAGCAACTCGTTCCAGATCAGCTTGGCCAAGTTGCTGGACATCGTGTAGTGCTGCTCCTTGGTCTCCTTGATGCGCGCGGCGAGAATGGTCGCCTCGTCGATCGAGGCCGCAGCCAGTTTGTCCTCGATTGCCTTGCGCGCGCCGGCGGCGGCCGAGCCCTTGACGATGTTGTGCTTCTTGAAGTGCCGCTCCAGCGTCGACATCGCGCAGCCGTACTTTTTCATGAGGTCTTCGTACGTCACGCTGCCGGCGGCCCATTGGCCTTCGATTTCAGCCCATTGAGCCGGGGTCAGTCGGCGTTTCGGATTGTCGGTCGTGTCGGTCACTTGCAAACCTCTCAGGCAAAAAAAACGGGCGCAGGGAAGGCGCCCGAGGAGAACAGTGGTAAAAGTGTTCCAGGCGCAACTGTAAGCCAGGTTCTTCGGCTTTGTCAAGTCAGCGGTGACTGATCACGCCGGACGGTGTTCGGGTCCGTGGTGTTTCTCATTCCGCGACTTTCAGTTACCCGTCTTGTCGGTTCACTTGGTAGTTGCTTGGATAACAACGCGTTTCCGAAAATAATAAATACTTCTTACTTCTACTTCTTCTTTATATATATAAGTATTTATAGAAACGGGGTGGAACACCCAAGCACCAAGAGTCTAGCCAAGACGGGTAACTAGTGGTTACAAACCTCCCGGAATGATGAAGTCCGGCACGACTTCCAGACCCCCTTCCAGGTCTACGGAAGGGGTGTCAAAGCCCAGGATCACGATGTTGTCGTGCTCGGTCCGGTAGGGCCGCGGCTTGACCACGGCAGCCTGGCCGGCAGGTGTGATGCCGATCAGGCGTCGCTTGGCGCCGCGGCGCGTCTCGACCCCCAACTTGACCAGCATGCCGCGCGCGGCAAGGATGCGCAGCGAGAACTGCAGGCTGTCCTTGGTGGTGCAGTAGCGGATGCGGTCGAGAATCTGGTCCAGGTCGCAGGCGCTGCCGTCCTCGTTGCCCTTGGCGACTACGCGCAGCAGTTCCAGCTGCTTGGCGGTCAATTGCCCTGTCTTGCTCATGGTTGTAACTCGCGGTTAAACGGTCGCCAGCGGCTCGGTTACAGCCTGGCGGTCGAACTCCAGCACGGCGAGCCGCTCGGGCAGCGCACGGCCAAAGTCCGGGTTGAGGTAGACGCCGTACAGCGGACTGGCCAGGACCAGCTGCTGCAGGCTCTTGATCAGGTAGCCGACTTCCATCGCCTCGACGCGCGAGGTGCCATTGGCGCGGTTGTCGCCCGATTTTTCCATCGACGAGCAGCGATAGTAGAACTTGCGCATCTCGTCCACGCACTTAGCGCGCAATGCGGCTGGGAAGGTATCGAGTTCGGTCTTGATGCCGACGTAATCCATCGGCGCCGACTTGAACCAGCGCGAAAAGAACACCAGCCCCTTCTCGTAATTGGCGCTGCGCTTGGGTTTCGTGAAACGCATGCCGGCTTTTGCCGCGAACGGGTTGAATTTGCTCATCGACGACTGAAATTCCACGAAGCGGCAGCCGGTCATGCGCATCATCAGGTTCTGCATGCGGTAGGCGATGCCGGCGCCGCGGAACATCGTGTCCAGAACCAGGCGACTGTTGGTGCAGCTGTGGGCATTGATCCATTCGGCCCGGTACTGGTTCATCAGGCGCGTGTCGCGGCCATTCTGGTTCGGGCGCAGATGGTCGAACACCTGATTGCGGCCCGACAGCAGCATCTTGGGGACCGTCATAACGCCCACGCCGATTACCTGCCCGTCGAGCACGCAGCGGTAGATTTTCGGGCCGATGCCGAGGTTCTCCGCCTTGTAGTGCAGCTCGTGCAGCAAGTCCCAGTCGTCCTTGGTGCCGCGCTCGACGTAGATGCGGTCCAGCAGCGACAGCCGGTGTTTGGCGGGCACGGCGCGGCGCTCGACGCACCAGTCCTCGTTATCGGCGACCAGCGCGGGCGGCGTGCACATCTTGGACAAGATGTCGTCAGCGGCCGTCATTTCTTGCTCCCGCCGCCGAAGATGATCATCAGGATAGCCAGCATGCTCACGATTTGTCCTTTGCGATGCGCGCGGCGTTGATCTGCGCCGCGGCGACGTAGCCAGGGCCAAGATCGTTATCGTTGATCCTGGCGATGGCAGGGCCGAACGGCATGCTCGGCTGCCAGGCCGGGAACGTCGGCCCGGTGTGCAGTTGGGCCGTGTTCACCTGGGTCATTTTCTCGCGCAGCGTTTTCAGCTGGGCCGGCGACAGGCCGGCGCCGGCGGCGAAACCGTCAAGCCATGTCATGAAGTCCTTGGGTGTCATTTGGCACCCCGCTTCGGCGCGCCGCGGGCCGGGTCTTGCACGGTCTTGCCCAGGTCGCGTTGGCCGTTGCGCTTGGCGACTTCTTCCGCGATCTTCTGCGGCGGAATGGTGGTGGCTGGTACGGGCTTTTTCATGGTCACTCCTTCGTGTTGGCAGGCACGCCGGCGGCGGCCAGGAAGCTGCGCAGGCGGTCGATGGTCAAGCCGCCGGCAACCGCCGTGACCAGTGCGCCGTCCTTGAATACGGCCAGCGTCGGCACGGCGCGCACGTTGTACTGTGCCGCCAGATCGCGGTTCTCGCCGGCGTCGACGCCGACCAGCTTGAAGCCCTGCTCGGCGGCGAGGGCGTCGACCAGCGGCTTCATGCCGCGGCACGGGCCGCACCAGCTGGCGTGAAACATCACGACGACCGGCTCGGTGCCGGAAGCGTCGATCACGTCGTTCTGGAACGTGGTGGAGGTTGCGTTATACATGGGTCATCCTTGAATGGGGTCTTTCGGGTGCGGCGGCTCTTGAAAGCCGTCGGCGGCGCGGGTGATCTTGACCTTCTCCCTGTAACGCTTCTCGATGACGAGGGTCGGCGCCAGGTCAGCCACCATGTCGCCGTGGGTAGTGGCCACCAGCACGGTGGCGCCGACGCCGCGCGCGATCTTCTGCAGGTTGAAGGCGAGCACCTTGGCGGTCGTACGGTCGAGCACGGCGAGAAATTCGTCGGCGACCCAGACGTTGGCGCTTGATTCGATGATCTTGGCCAGACGGAAGCGGTAGCGCTGGCCGTCCGACAGCTCCGAGGGCTTCCTGATGAACAGGTAGGCGTCGTTCAGGCCGGCGATCGACAGGAAGTTAAGCGCCTCGGCCGTCGTCTTGCCGATCTGGTCGATCAGCGGGCAATCGAGCAGTGGCACCTCATCGATGGTGACGACTTCCTGGCCGTCGGCGATCATTTTCTCGATCAGCGCGCGCAGCACGGTGGACTTGCCGGCGCCGGACTGGCCGGTGACATAGACGATGTCGCCCTGCTCGATCTCGATCGGCTGGTTGTCGAAGACGACGAACTCCTTGTCGTCCAGACCCAGTCCGAACGCTTCGGCGATCTCCAGCACGCGGTCGGTACGCTCGACGGTCGT